AAAGTGGCCGCGTATCTTGAAACCACCGGCGACACAGCCGGAACCATTGAAAGACTTGTGAGAGATGAAATGAACACAATTAGCAAAACCAGCTTCGAAGCGTTGGGCATTAGCCCTGACGAATTAACCGGATTGACCCTGGCAGAGATCACCGACCTGATCCACAAGGTTCAGGATGGCGTGCAGGGCGAGAAGATGACCGAAGAAGAAATTACAGACGCCGCGCTGATCATCTACAACGAAGCAAACTCATAGCCTCCCCTCTCCCAATCCCCGGCCATCACGACCGGGGAGTTTTTATATGCTCCATCACGGAGCGGCGGATGAATTCAGGATCTATCTGCATTTGTTTGCCGGATGAACCTCAGCGCTGCCCACCTCATAAATTCGCTAACAGTCATCCATTCATTTTTGGCACATTCCGCAATAAGAGCACGCTCATATGCAGACACTCTCAGCGTCAGCGCCGTAGTTCTGGGTTCTTCGGACGACATAAACCGCCCCGTTTTTTCGTTTTTTGACTTTTTCGTCTCAAGCCCGCTCATGGGCTGTGGAGACGTTTTTGATATTAGGCTCATAACCTATCACCTTGATGCATTGCGCCAGAATTTATCCATGTATACGTGGTTATTTTTTCGCCTGCTTGACTTTCAATCAGGTTCGATGTCGGAAACGGAGTTTTTTGGATTTTCCTTTATCTTTTCGCACATTTCGCCAACCACGATTAGCTGATCGTTCCAGTAGTCAACCATCACCGCAACCTCCTTCAGCGCGGTCAATGCAAGCGCGATAAGATCAGCGAGTGATGGGCCGGATGGGGAAATGTGATAGATGGGTTTTGGCTCTGCGGTCGGCGTCATTTGTACAGCCTCGGATAGAGCGTTTTGTAATCGTGGGCATAATTCGCCAGTTTTAACGTCGGATCGTATTCGTAATCCATAAGCCCGGCCTCGGTGAGGGATGAATGACACGCGCATAAAGTAGCGCCAGCATTCGCATGGGCCTGGCCGAAGTGTTTTCCTTTGCGCATCACCTCCATGAGCATTTCCGCTTTGGCACACGGAACGAAATGTTTCAACTGTTTTCCGTTCGTCAGTACCTGCTGTTCGTAGGCTTCGGCGTTCAGGCGGTGGCAGGCGTTCAGCACTTTTTCATCAACCGTTGTGATTGCGCTCATTCCTCCCCCTTGACCCAGTCCGCATCTTTATCTTCCTCGATGATCTTGAAGGCCTGGTCAATCATGAAAGAGAGTTGAGCCGAACGGTTACGCCGATTCTTTTTGGCAATCACGTCCAGACGATGGATGGTTTCTTTCTCCATCGAAAAACCGTAAATCTGTTTTAGTTCATACTTGATTTCATTTTCCATTTTTCACCTCGTGATTTCAGTTTACCATATATTAAGCATAAATACAAGTAGCAGTTATATTTATCGTAACTGCTACTTGTATTTTGCTTGCATATCGGTTATACTGAGTAGGTAATCAGAAATCAGACAGGAGCAAAGAGAAATGAACTCAGAACTCGACGAACTCGGAAAGGCAGTGGATGCGGCAGTAATTGCCTACGTTGCAGCTTACTCGAAACTCTGCACCAACTGGCAGCAGGACCCCGCGATAATCGCGGCGGAACTGGATACTCGCCACGAGATGCAAAAGGCACGCCGCGCATATCGCAAGGCGTATCTTGCCGACATGGCCGCCTATGCTGAGTATTACCAGGAACAGCGGGAACTGGCTCACCCGTCGATGATGTAGTTTTCTAAGAAACACCAGCACTTTGACAATCTATCGCCGGCGTATGCAACTAAGACGCGAGGGCCAATCGGGACAACTGAAACGATGGTAGGCGAAAGAATATCAACCTCCACAATCCGGTGAGAGGTTTATGACAACGAACATTCAGGCGGCGCGGGTCACGCTGCTGCCGCCTATTTGCCACGCGATCAATCCCACCGGCAATGGGATGGCAGCCGGGAGAGAAGACCGGCACGAGCGAGCGTAACAGTCGCCATAATTGGGTTCAAATCCCTACCGCTCAATTCCTCTCAACTCCCCCGGTCCACGAGAGTACAAGCTACACGAAAGGAGTAATCCTGCGAGATATTACTGATCGAGCCTCCCAAGCGGCGCGTTAGTCTATCTCACCAGGCGATAGCCAAAACCGGGGAGTTTGTCATCATAACTTTTTGGAAAGGAAAATGAATATGTGCTCTGGATTTGGAGGAATAGTAACTAAAGACGGTCGGGGGTTGTTTTGCGAACCTGACAGAAATGGCGATTGTAGCCACTCGCAATTGTTAGAGCGGCTAAAAATGGCAGACAACGAAGACCAGTTCAACCGGCCATTCATCCGCTTTCAGTTTCCGGAATGGACGGAAGAAAGTTTCGAGTGGGACGAGGAAGATACGCTCCCCGCATGGGTAACGGAAGAACACGAGGAGAGCGCAAAGAAGGTTTTACTTCGCATCTCCCCGGCATGGGCTGAGTACGATAAGGTGCGCGACCAGGCATTGGCTGAGTACAAGAAGGTGCGCGACCAGGCATTGGCTGAGTACAAGAAGGTGCGCGACCAGGCATTGGCTGAGTACAAGAAGGTGCACGTCCAGGCATGGGCTGAGTACGAGAAGGTGCGCGACCAGGCATGGGCTGAGTACAAGAAGGTGCGCGACCAGGCATTGGCTGAGTTTATCACCGCCCTCTCGACAATCACCGGATACGTACCGGCGTAATCAATCTGAATTTGTATTTTATCAGAAAAGGATGAAATCATTATGAGTGATACAAACGCAATTGTGTTGAGCTACGGTGATGACTTTCTTGTGCCGGCCGCACCGTTGAATACGATGATCGGCACATATCAGGCCAAGAAAGACTTCATCACCCATGTTTTAGCTGAGGGGGTCGATTTTGGCAAGATCCCAGGCGCGGGCGACAAGCCAGCCCTTTTTAAAGCAGGGGCCGAAAAAATGACATCTTTCTTTGGCCTGGCTCCCATCTTCGAGGACGTTGAAACGGTTGAAGATTGGACAGGCTCAAATCACGGCGGGGAACAGTTTTTCTATTACCGCCAACGGTGCATCCTCTTTCGTGGAATAAAAAGAATTGGATCTGCGGATGGCTCTTGCAATTCCTGGGAAAAGAAATACCGCTATCGGTGGGTACAAGAAAATGATGTCCCTACACATCTGGATAAATCAAAGCTGAAGATCCGCGGCGGGCGCGTTTCCGAATTTTCATTTGCGCTTGACAAGGCCGAAACTACCGGACAATACGGAAAGCCAGCCGCTTACTGGCAGCAGTTCAAAGACGCGGTTGTGAATGGTACGGCTGCCAATGTCAAACGCAAGACAAAGAACGGAAAAGAGATGGACGCGGTAGAAATAGACTCTACCTTGTACTGCATCCCCAATGACGATATGGCCGAGCAGGTAAATACCATCCTCAAGATGGCTCAAAAACGGGCGCTTGTGGCTGCGGTCCTGATCGCTACTAACATCAGTGATTATTTTACCCAGGACATTGACGATTACACAGATCGCCCGATTGTTGATGAGGCCCCAAAGCAAAGTCATCGCCCGACAGATCCAGAAGTCACCACCACGCCGGGAGAATTTGAACCAGCGCCCGTTTCCGCTCCCATGACCCTGGCCGAAGCCCAAGCGGTCGAGACCTCACAGCACCAGAAATACGGCGACATGCCCGTTATCGGTCTCGAAAAGATGCGTCAAGCGATCGAAGCGAAAATTACCGCCAATGGCATGACCCCCGAAGTCAAAGCGGACTACATCCGCAAGCTGACGGCAATCAACGTCATCCAGGCGCCCGCGAACGCGCCGAAGTAATCAGCTCCCGCCCGCCTGGCGTGGTCAGAGCGCGGCGGACATTCAGGTAATCACCCCGGCTCGTAAGGGCCGGGGAAAGGAAGGGAACTATGAGAGCAACTCCAGGACCCTGGAAGGTATTTCACAAAAATAAAGTAATTCAGGTAGACGGACCGGGTAGCGTCCCTATTGTTTCGTGGCCTGGATTTGACAACTGTGACCGGGAAATTAGTGAACATGTAGCCAACGCCTGTCTTATCGCCAGCGTACATGATCTGCTGTTTGCCTGTCAGGCTGCGCTTCTGGCAATCCAAAACCTCGATCCGTTGAACGAGCACGTGAAATTAACCCGCGAAATTGTCGAAGCCGCCATCGTCAAAGCAGAGGCCGCCGAATGAAAACAATCTACGTCTTCTTTGCCAGCCCCGCCGGTCGAAAAATTATGTACCTGAGCACTATTCAAACTATCGGCCCTGTGCTGTTCGCGGCAACGACCACCGAAGAACTTGTCAACCTGGCAGACGCCCATTTGCCCGCCGCGGTCGACTTCTCGGATAACCGCTTTCCGCGGCACGCTTCGCCGATTGAGAAAGTCATCAGCACCCGCATGTTCTCAAAATACGTGAGGCTGAACAACAAAGCAGAGGCCGCCGAATGAGCCCGCGCGACCGGCTAATAATCTTGCTCCTTGTCGTCATCTTGACGACGCTACTGGGCTTCGTGTTCGCCAGTGGCATGAGCGACATTTGCCGCAAGGTTTACCCCGGCGCTGAAACGCGCTGGACGATTGCCGATGGCTGCCGCCCGATTGGGCAGGCGCCGACCGTGTTGGAGGGAGTGAAGTAATGAACCGACTATTCGAAATTGCAAAAGAATTGAATGATGTGGCCGTATCTCGCATGGATTACCGCGAGAAGTTGCAAATGGTTGAGCGCGACCGCAAGGCCTACGAGTTGCAAATGGTCCCTGAAGGGGGCTGGCCTGGGAAAAACGCCGACGAACGCAAGGCCGCTGAAATGATCGCCAAAGGAAACGACGGTCAACTGTATGGCTATGAAATCCAGCGCCAAACGATTGAGCACAACCTGGCGGCTGAGGAATTGCGGCGGGACGCTCTGACCGCTGAACGAGAAGCCTGGATGTGGACGATTAGAGACCGGGAAACGATGCAAATGGTTTTCCCGCGGTCTGTGTTTGAGGATTACAACATCTGGCAAGATGAGCAGTATCAAGCCTCCGATCCGGGAAAGATCGAGCCCGGTCCTGAAAACACCGATGACAGATTGAAAGAATTGGAGTTTTAGACATGGAATACAAAGTTGGAGATAGGATTTTGGTCGCCGCGAAAATCGCGGCATTTGATCCCGGCGCAGAAAATATTAAGTACGCAATGGAGTTTATTACCCTGTCCGGCACATTCACACTTTGGCTTGACCGCGGAGTTATCGCCGCCCTGATAAATCGCCCGGAGCCGCAGACCGAGAAGCCCGAAGCGCCGACCATCCCCGAAGGCTGGACGCCCGCGAGTGTGCCGCCGTCCTCTAGCCGCGATGTGCGCATCCTGCTCAATAGCGGCAAGGAGCGCAAGGGCTGGCATGGAGAATATACGAGCGATTGGTTTAATTATGGCAAGCGCAATACTTTTTACAATAAGTGCTTAAAGGTCCTCGCCTGGAAAGATTTGTAACACCGCCCAATAGGGCGTTCGTCTGCCCGCCGCCGCCCCGATCCGACGACGGCGGGCATCTTGAAAATTGGGGTGATATCGGGTATAATAAGAGCAGGTTGAAAGCCTGGCGTTGGCAGCGCCGCGTGAGTGAGAAAAAACTGTTTTCGCATGGTGGATGGTCGGGCTACTCACGCCCCTGCCAACCAACCACCAGCCGAAAGCAGTTTTTTTATTTAACGAGGTGGTTATGAACTGGCTCCGCAGGCTCTATAACATTTACAACCGTTGGCAAATCAGACGGCTTGATCGCAAGATAGACCGCATCAGGCGGGTTAGGTTTTATGGTGAGGATTGATGAACGCTGATATCGCCGCCACGAAAGAGATTGACCTCATGGGCCTGATCGAACCAACCACCAGGCTAAAAAAGGTATCGTCTCACGAGTATGCAGGCCCATGCCCCCGATGTGGTGGCACTGACCGTTTCCGGGTTGACCCAACAAAGGGGTGGTGGTGCCGCCAATGCACAGGATCACCGGATAGCGGCGGTCACTGGGGTGATCAGCTTGACTTTGTGCGCTGGCTGTATGATCTGGATTACAGCCGGGGTATCATGCGGCTGAATGGAGGTAAACTGAATTGTACTGGCGAAGAATTAGAGCGCCGGGTAGCCGAACGGAAAGCCCTGGATGACGCCAGGTTGGCCGATGAACACGCGCAAATGTTAGCGGCTCGGGCTGCTCTCCAGGCGTCAAGTGCGCAAAAGGATTATGCCTACAACCTCAGAACTTATCCTCATGCTGCGGACCTTTGGAGTGAACGCGGCCTTCCTGCTGGATGGTGTGAATTCTACGGAGTGGGATACTGCCCTGAACGTGATAGCCTAACCATACCCTATTGGAGAACCAACGCGAAAACGGGCGCTTATGAACTGATCGGCCTACGTCACCGGCTGCTGGGCGACACTTCAACCGGAAAGTATCGCCCTGAGATTGCAGGGCTGGGGAATCATCTGTTTTATGCTCAACCTATGGCGGGGTTATTCGGTACGGTGCTGGTGGTCGAGGGGGAAATAAAGGCGATGGTCGCGTATGCTCACCTTTGGGGCATTGATCCTTCCGGCGATCCTGAACCTTTGTTGCCCAACACCTTTGTTGTCGGCGTGCCTGGAAAGTCGTGGAAGGCCGAATGGATCGCAGAACTAAACCAGGCCGACCGAGTGATTATCTGCCTTGACCCAGACGCAAGGAAAGAGGCCGACAGGTTAGCTGGCTCTCTATCTTGCCAGGCGAAGGTTATCAGCCTGCCGGGAAAGATTGACGACCTGCTGCTGGACGGCGTGATTGATAGCGCGTTTCTGGTGGGTTTGCTTTCATAATCGCTTGCAATATATCTAATATAGGCTATAATAAATACATGGAAAACATACACACCCCTTTATTATCCTTACAAGAGGCTGGAAAAATCCTTGACGTTCACCCGGTGACGCTGGTCAGGTGGGAGAAAGAAGGACGTATCAGCTTAGTACATTTAGGCCCTCGGTCTATAAAAATAACCCAAGACGAAGTAACTCGGTTCATCCAGTCTACGATAAAACAAGAGCGTGCATAATGGCTGAATTTAGGCAAATCCATACACGCATCTGGAAAGATGACTGGTTCTCAGAACTTGACCTTGACGCTAAGTTGTTATTTGTCTATCTGTTTTCGAATGAGCAAGCAGAAGTCGGCGGGGTGTATGAATTGCCCATCAAGTATATGTCTTTTGAGGCGGGTATCCCTCAAGAAAGAATTTCAAAACTTCTTACATATTTTGAGGATGCAAAAAAGGTTTATTACCGGAACGGCTGGGTGTGGGTTGTGAACCTGAGAAAGTATAACGAATCGCGATCCGAAAAAGTTGCAATCCGAATAAAGAAAGACCTGGCGAGCCTGCCCGATGGGGAATTAAAGAAAATGTATTGTGAGTATTACAAGATACCCTACCGATACCCTATCGATACACTATCGATACCCGTTTGTGAGAAAAAGAATGGTATAGATACCCTACCGATACTCATCCGCACAGAAACAGATACAGAGAGAGAAACAGAAACAGATACAGACGATTCCGCCGAAGTTTTCTCAGCCTATCAGAACAATATCGGAGCGGTTACTAAAATCACAATGGATAAACTCGACGGGGATATTCTAGACTTCACCCCCGAATGGGTGACGGCTGCGATTGGCGAGGCCGTGCGCCACGAAAAAAGAAGCCTGGCGTATGTTGAGGGGATACTCAAGGGTTGGAAGCGTGATGGATTTAGGAATGACACGCGCTCAAACGGCAACGGCTCGCACGCAACAATCAACGCGGATGGAACAATAGGATGACACAAAAAGAGTTTGACCCAAAGTCTGCAATATACGCGCCCGACGAGGCCAGCACCTACGCGGTTCAGGCAATCGAAATCATCCGGGCGAATAAGAACCGCGGCGCATCCATGCCCATTGACGGCATAAGCTCATACTTTGCCCCCCTGCTGCCCGGCCAGATTTGCGCGGTGATCGCCCAAACCAGCCAATACAAAAGCGGTTTCATGCGGTTCTGGGAGCGCGAATTGGCAAGACAGATCAACACTGAAAAGAGAACCGGGTACGGAATTTTTCATGTGTCGGTTGAGGAAGGGGTGGAGGAACAGGTATTTCAGGAATTGGCCCATGAGATGAACCAGGACGCCGGGAGCATTGCGCGTGGTGAGATCCAGGATTGGAATCTCATGCTAAAGAAAGCCGTCCACATCGGGCAGGTTCCAGTTTACCGGATCGGTGACAGCATAGCCCGCGCCGAGGATATGCCGTTCCTCACCATGTCGAATATGATCCGCTCGATCCAGGCGATAACTGAGGGTGCCGCCGGTGGGGTGAAGATTAAGCCAGCCGCTATTTTCTTTGATTACCTCCAGGCTTTCCCGTTTGACAATGAGATCAAAAAGATGGGCGCAGCCGACCAACAAAGACGGCTCCAAGTGCGCGAGGACGTTTTCAGATTGCGCCAGGCTGCCGCACATTTTGAATGTCCAGTAGTGGTCGCTGTGCAGGCTAAACAGGAATTGACCAGCAAGAACGAAATCAAAATGCCGGGGATTTATGACGGCGAAGAAAGCAGTTCGATCGCGCAGCGGATGGATAGAATCATCACCCTGTGGATGCCAGCACGTACAAAGTTGAAAGGGGACTCATTCAACATGGCTGGAAAGCAGTTGAAAGTTGAGGAAAATATGCTATTTGTCCAGGTTGCAAAACAGCGCGGCGGTTTACCTGCTGGGCGGGTTTTCCCTTGCCGCGTTGATTTTGTCCGCAACATTATCACGCACGATCCGTCAATGTTGGGAGTGATAAAAAATGCCTAGCATGATTTATGTAGAAAAAGAAAACGGCGAGCCGGGCTGGGTTGTTTTGGAGGAGGACACAGATTTGTCACCAGGATCAATACTTTCTTTTATGATCGAGTTTTTCACAGGGCGCAAAGACGCCAGACCGAGAAATAAGCGCCGGGTTAATTATCACGAATATATTCAATCCCGTGAGTGGAAAGAGAAAGCGAAACTCGTTAAGGCCAGGGCGCATATGCGCTGTGAATATTGCGGAATGAAGGGTAACGGTTACACCTTGCAGGCGCACCATTTGACCTATGAACGCCTGGGGCGCGAAAAGATGAGTGACCTTGTTTGTCTCTGTGATGATTGCCACAAGGAAGCCCACGTATGAAAATGACCACTCCACACACAAACCCGCAATCATCCTGCCCCGCCTGTCATGAAATCAAGGCCATGATCCGCGCCGCAATCTCGTTTGAGACTAAATTGACTTTGAAAAACCTGATGGATCAGGAACACGCCGCACAGACAACGACGGCAGTGGGGCAAACTGATCGAAAAACATCTCGCAACGATGGAGGCGGCAATATGATTTTTATTGACAGATTCGACACCGTTTCGCATTTACGCGGCAAGAGACGAACGTACGAGAATATAAAGGCCGCAGTTATTGAGGCTGGTAGATTTTCGGTGTTCGAAGTTGAAACCGACAGGGACGGGAGAATGTTTACCCAGTTATGCCATGACCCGGATCTTGAAATAACATTGCTTCAATATCCGTGGACAGGCGTAAAACTGAAAGCGATGGAGGCGGCTAATGTCTGAGCAGCAGCTCGTAAACGCCATCCTCGCCTATCTGCACTACCTCAGCATGTGGGCAATCCGCATAAACTCAGGTGTCAAGGTGATCGAGAGCGAAACTGGCCGCCGCGTCTTTCGCGGTGCGCCCGCAGGAACTCCCGACATTTTAGCTTGCATCTGCGGTAAATTCGTCGGGATCGAAGCGAAGCTTCCGAACAACAAGCCGACAAAGGCACAACTTGCCGCGCATGAGGAAATCAGGGAAGCGGGCGGCGTGGTCATTGTCGCTTACAGCGTGGAAGATGTAAAAAATTATGTTGAGGCGGGCTAACCCCCGCCCTTACTTTTGGAGGTGAGAATGAACGACCTATCGAAAATCCCACTCTCAGAACTGCACGCAGATCGCGCCGACAACGAAGCCGATATCGAGGTAAATAAGTTGTGGTACGCCCGCATTGATATGACCAACCCCGATGCCGCGAAGCAGATGCGCGAAACGAACGACCACATTATCGGCAACATGCGAATCATCAAAGTGATTGACGAAGAATTAAAGAGGCGGAAAAATGCCATCGCATAATTACACCGCCCTATCATTCGACCCTGCCGGGTTTACCCAGGCTCCAGGTATCCCGATTGAGGATTACGCCGATTTCCGGCATCTCAGCTTCGACGCGCTGAACATGCGTGCATCCCTCGATTTGGGTGTGCTTCCGCCTGGGCTGCTGGTGCAAAGGCAGGGTACGATTTACCGCGTAAGCGGATGGTACGGATACGGGCAGAGATTGGAGCGGCAAGGATGAGCAACGTATGCCGCCGCTGTCGCAAGATCAAAGCTGATAACCCCTCATCGCTGTGCCTAAATTGTTATTGGGACACCATGACGCCGAAGAAGGCGAAGAAAGGCAAAGAGGAAAAAGAATGCTTGACCCGCTAAGTGCCGCATTGATCGTTTTTGTCTGCATTATCGTTATCTGCGTCCTGGTCGCTGCCGGACGCAAGGAAACAAGAAAACGCAAGCCGCATATTTACGACGTGACCATTATCCGGGATGACGATACCCGAGTCAGTGTGTATCCAGGGGACAATGACGGGCCGCAAACCATCGAGCAAACGGAAAAAGATTTCCGCGCTTCGCTGGATTGGCACCTGTCAGAAGGATTATGGTTCGACGAACACCCGGCAGCCCATGAACACAACGGATACACCCGGCAAGATTTGGCGCGTACAATCTCGGAACGAGTGGAGCAACATACCGCCAGGTTCGGCTACACTGACCCGGACCCGGATAATATGCCGCCGCTGGTGACCCCTGAAATGAGTAGGGAGGAGATCAAAAACCTAAAGCAGTATTATCGATGAGAATTGACACAGAATAAGCATTGTGGTATACTCTTGATTGTCTAGGTGAACATTTTGCGGGCGGTTTTGTTTTATCGCTGCCGATTTGCACAATCGTAATTGCGCACAAACCGCCCCTTTCTTTAGGACATCCGTCCCGCTGTTCACCTAGACAATGGCAGCATAAAGAAAGGGGCGTTTTGTATGTTATGCAAAAAATGCGGAATAGAATTTCTACCATCTCCAAGATCAGGTTCGGTAAAACTTTATTGTTCTGAGCGTTGCCGACATTCGGCCGAGATATCAAGATACAGAGAACGTTATCCTGAAAGAACGCACCATCTCAAAGATGAAAACAGAAATAAAAAGCAATTTATTCCGTGGATACTAGAAAAAGTTAAATCCATAAAGAAACCAGAAATTAGCCGACCTGCACCAAAACAATCAACGGCCATGAGTATTGAGGAAACCCGGAAGCGTCAAGCTGCTCATGGGCGAGAAATGCGTAAAGGAAAATCTTACGCCGGGGTTAGGGCAAGGAAAAAAGAGGCCGATCCTATTTATTCTGTAAAAGAAAGTGCAAGAGCAAAACTTAGAAATGCGGTAAAACGCGGAGAAATAATTAAATCCAAAAAATGCGAACGTTGCGGGACAGAGGGAATATTAGAAGGTCATCATTACCGGGGATATGATTACCCGCTAACTGTTATCTGGTTGTGCCATGTTTGCCATTCACTGGCCCATCAGCTAAACCCTCCTCCCCTATCGAGAGGGGTATAGAAATTCCAAATTTTGCACCTCCCGCACCCTTGTTGTAGGGGGTTGTGGGGGGTGTAGAGAGGTAAAACAACCATGAACCGACCCAAACTTAGAACAAGTGCCCTACTGTTTACGCTCGCCGGCCTGCTGTGGATCTTCGCCGGTTTCGTGGAAGTCCGCTGGCTTATATCGGTTATTTACTTGCTAATGTTTGTGTCAATCGGGTGGGGGTCTTTCGAGAGCCTGGATTACATCCTGTTTACAGTCGCCCGCCGGGTGAAAGATTTTCAGGAAGCGGGCAGCGCCGGACGAACGCGGATGCTCGAGATGGCAATTGAGTATAACAACTCGATCGCCGGGATGGACAGCGACCACCTGAGTTATGCGGGCAAGCTGCGCCCTGAGATGGTCTACGTCCCTCGCGGCGGGCAAGGGACGCCCGGCCCCGTACGAACACTGAGACTACCAGGAGGCGAAGATATCGATTGGGATTTCGTCGGAGAATTCAGTGAGCGGTCAACAGGCGCATATCTTGCCGAACGCCGTCAATGGTCGGAGGGAAGTAAGCGCCACACGTGGGCCGACGCGCTGACGTTATATTTCGTACACGATGGATACGCGGTCAAATCGGCTGGCAATCAGGCTGCGAAGTGGATAAGTGCCGCAGCGAGAGAAGCGGCGCTGGTGTCAATCGGATATTACTCGGAGGCAGAATGATCATCGAAGTCTCAACACCAAAAGAAATCCCAATGGGTTGGTATCACGGTCTCTCCGGGGTAAAGTCCCTGGAAGATGCCCGCAAGGTATCCGGGGTGGTACGCGGCTACTGGTGCAAATCAAACCTAACGCTGTTTTATGTCAAAGGATAGGGACAAAATGAACGACGAAACACGCGAATTTACGTCGATCGGAATAGAAGAACTTGCCAAACTGCGCGCCGAACTTGCCACTGCTATCGCTGAAGTAAAAGCCGGTAGAAGTGGCGAGTATCTCCAAATGTGTCAAGCGGTCAACACTCAAATGTCAAAAACGATTGGCAAGTTACGCGCCCAGATCGCCGAATATGACGAGTCGTATCGCCGGGTTATGTCTGAGGACTGCGCCCCGGACGAAAAACATTGCACGTGCGTGCCAGCGTTGCGCGCCTGGATAAAAGAACTCGAAGCGAAAAACTTGCATTATGACGCGAACGTCTGTCCTGAGAAAAACAGGAGGATCGCCGAACTAGAAGCCGCCAAATCCGAAACCTGCACATGGAAGAGAACAGGCGATTTCGAACGTAACGAATGGAACGGGGATTGCGGCGCTGAATGGATGTTTACGGATGGCGGCCCCGTTGAAAACGAAGTGTCGTTTTGCCCGAAGTGCGGAAGAAAGTTGATTGAAGTGCCACTTGAGGCTCATGAGGTGGAGGATGTGTGACAAAGATCAAAATTTTATCGATAACATCGACCTCAAAGAACTGCTAGCAATTGAACGGGCGAAAAATATTTCCCTTCGCGCCGAGTTGGTCGACGCCCGCGCCCGCATTGCCGAACTCGAAGCCGCCGCCGCGTGGATACCGGTGGGGGAGAGACATCCCGCAGAAGGGGAAGAAGTTGAGGTCGTAATCCCAGGAAGAGGCGTGTCCGTGGTCGAATATAAACCTTGCTGGATTTGGTGTTATGCGAAGCCTACCCACTGGAGACCCATGCCAGAACTCCCGGAGGGGAAGAAATGAGCAAAGATAAAAAAGCAAAGGTTGTCAAGGTTGGTGACTTTGACGAAAACGGAAAACCGATACGGTGGGTGTTTGACTGTGGGAATGCGGGTTGTATGGATATCGGAAATTTGAAAACAATTTTCGCGGGTTACACCGTCGATGAGTTGAAAGAAATATACGCTCAAAGCACTCAGGGGACGCAAGCGAGGAAGAAATGAACCCATCCGAAATCCTAACCTGTGTCGCCTGTGTCGCGTGCTTAGGTGGTGGCGTCATGTACCTGGTGATGGGCGTGATCCTGGCAGCCGCGTTGATCGCAAAGAAATACGAGATACAAAATAAGTGACATTTAGCCCCGGCGAAAGTCGGAGATGTTTTGTCTGTGGTGTATAATTGAAATATGCGCGGTGAGTATCCATTGATCTGGAGAGGGGCCGTGAGTAACGCGGGATAAAATGTGCACTGGCCTTTACCCGCCCCTTAAGACGAGCGAAAGGATTTGATCAGTCCGGTGCTTGTCTTGGAGGTAGACCAGCTGAAAACTAGAAGCCCTGGCAAATTCGCGCCAGGGCTTTTTTTTATTTACACCAGCAAGCTCAGCACGACAAATCCAAAACCTACATCCATTAATTCAATCTGTCCGGTGTTTATCCCGGCTCCCTTCACGAAAAAGCACACACACGCGATAACCAAAAAGATAACTTTCATCTCATTTTCCTTCTAGCGCCGCTACTCGTTTTTCGAGCGCGGTCAACCGTTCCTCAATCGTCAATTCCACCGGCGGCTCGATCTCGTCAACGCCGAAAAAGTCCAACATTTCAGAGGATGTTCCTCGAAATTTGTTGCGATCAACTGGCCCAATAACCCCATCGATCCTCCCAGTGCCTCCCTCGTACTGCCAAATTTTCCACTCATCCCAATCCAGCGGCATCCTCACATCGGAGCTGTACAGCGTCCACGAGGCAATCCAAAGTGGGTAATGTTTCCACGCCGTATCTCGCAGCGTCCAAACGTTCCAATAATCTGCCCTGGTGTAGATCGCCGGAATAACGCCCGTCTCCGTCTCAAACTCGGACAAGAATTGCTTCAGCCGCCTTGTGTGAATTTCTGCGCTCGGCGGGAAGATATTCACCCGCGTTCCATCCGTGTCGGTGTAGGTGATGTTTTCCACGTCTAGGGCGAATACTGACGGCTTAACAGTTTTCCACGCGGCAATAGCGGCGTTGACCTGGTATGACACTTCCGCGTCTGGCTGGAAGAACCAATACATTCCGGCCGCCGCTCCCGCCGCTTTTGCGTTGGTGAAGTGGACCCTAAACAGGGGGTCATCGTAAGCGCCCTGCCCGCCGCGAATGATCGCCGCTATTTTATTTTCGGCGAGCTTCGACCAGTCAATTGACGTTACGGCTTGCCATAGAGATATATCGATCAGTTCTCCGTTTGGTTGTTCGGTCATTGGTACCTCAATTCTTGGAATGAATGTTTGCATGGGTTAGTCCAAAAAAACGTTGGCCGAAACCTTTACACCATCGATGTAAATCGTCCAGGGACGTGAGCTTGCGTTCGAGGATTGAATTGTCAGATAACCCATTCCTCCCGTTGAAGTGGTCCATCCAGAAACCTCGTAAAACGATACTCCGTCGATCTTAACAGCCGCCGATTTTGCGGTCGCGTCGTAAACAAATTGCACCTTATACCATGTGTCATAAGCCGCGGCGGGTTCCGCCCCGGCATAATAATGCTCGCTCCCGTCATAATACAAAGAGGCGCCGAATGTCAGGGAAGCCCCTGCCCGATGCAAGAAAACCCTCAAACTCTTGGTCCAGGCTGTACTGTCCGTATATTTTATAAAGTCTAAGTAATCGCCGGATGTCAATGGGGTTGCGCTGTCAAATCGTACGTACATCGTGGTATAGGCGATTGGCTTGTTTTCCGCAAACAGGTAATGTATATAGCCGTCAAAAGCCGTGGTCGCGCTAACAATCTTGCACATCTGCGCCAATCCATCCGGCCTTGCCAGTCCCGTAAAATCTGGATCTACCGAACAACCCGCCCCGGCGTTTACCGTCCACCCCGCATTGTCGAATCCGCTATTAACACCCCCGTTCGTGTCAAAGCCTTCGATCAGCAGATTTATCGATGCTATTGATGCAATCTTTCCTTTGATTAGTCCTCGTCTGACTAAATCTATAGCTCTCATATCATCCTCTATAATGCGCCTATGTTCCCGTTGTCGCTGGCTGTCCCGATACAGGGGCTGCCCGGCAGCGGTTTATAGTTTCCGTCAAGTTTTGGATCAGCCCACACCGCGCGGGCGTCCCAGCCGTATGCCTTTTGATAGGCGGCCTTATCTCCGATTTTGAACATCTCTGTAGGCCTGCCCTGGCGATTGGAACACACGCCACTTGTAAACAGGCAATTGCCGTTGACCAGTACAAATGTACCGGCGTCGTTGAAATATAGGCATCCCATTGGGAAACCGGCCGCGATGTTATTGGTAAATGTCACCTCAGTTGGATTGACGCCGCCTTCAAAATCGTAACCAATTGCAAAGTTGGTCTTATCCCCGCTGTACGGATAGATGGGATTTACACCAATCGCCGTGTTGTGGTCTACCGTGACCTGCTTGCAATGCTGGCCAACTTGCACCCCACACCCAAAAGAGGATAACAACTTGTTATGGTGGATGCGGATATCATAGATGCGCCCAGGATACGAACTCTGACAGAAGATACTGTTCATCCCTAACTTCGGATCCTGATAATCCGCGGTGCTGAATACCGTGTTGTAAGCGATCTCGATATCCTCCATGTAGTCAGCATCGACCTCTATTTTCACATCAACTCCAGTGTGGGGACAATCGCCGACACCGTTACCGATTATCTTTACTCTCTTGACTGGTCCATAGCAGTGGATCCCGTGGGACCCGCACTGATAGATCGTATTATTCAAAGCCTTGCAGTCACTGCCTTCGAAATAGATGCCGGACGCCATGCCGGCATACCCAAGGTGGAAGGCAATGATGCCGATATGGTGGGCGGTACAACCCACTACTTCAATGCCGTTATGATCGGATCTATCGAAGTTAAATCCGTTAGCTCCTGTAAAATCAACGGTTATGTGATTGATGTGGACGTTTTGCACTCCGCTCTTGGCTTTGAAACCATTTGGCCGAATGGCCACTTCCACCCATGAATAGCGGACACCTGGGTTGGTTGCAGCGTATACGTTCAGGGTCCCGTTTATCCAAAACCACTGGTATTCGGCGGTAAGGGCGGCAACCGAAGTAACCTCATCGCCCCATTTGACCTTACCATTCGTAAGGCCGAACCATACAGGCCCATTGATGGGCTTCGTAGCGCAGATGGCTTTCCACACGTTTGCGCCGTTGGTGTTGGCGATCCATGCCGCCGGCTTGTATGACCCCCGCACCTCGGGGTCAGGGCCATCCCCGTAACGATCAAATTGTATGCCGATCTTGTGCGGCTCAAACATCTCCCGCCAAATCCCGCCGCCTTGCAGCAGTATCAGATTTGCGGCCGCCAGCGGATCGCCATTTACTTTAGCTGCCGTTTTCCAGGGCTTATCTTTGCTCAGCCCATCGTTGGAATCACTCCCAGTGTTAGACACGTAATAAGCGGGGATAACTGGCGGCGGCGTGACGGTGGTACGGAATTCCGTAGCAATCCAGGACAGAGTTACCCAACCCTCAGACACAACCGTTAGTAAGCTCAGATCATGCAGGTAATCCAGTTTGAGAGTTGCGCCAGGCTCTAACGGATAACCGCCATCAATAATTACGCTGGCGGTATTTTCCCGAGACGCGTGGATTTCCACTGGTCCATCTATAACCCCGGAACCCAGGGGTACAGCGATATTCGGTTTAAGATATAGTGTATTGCTCATGTGCGTGTCCTCTGTCAAGTGCACCTAATCGCTGATCGTGTTGACGGTGTTTGTAACGCCGCTTTCCTCGTAGATGGTTGTACCGGAATAGCCAAGTGCCGCCCCTCCTACGATCTGACAGGCGTCCGTATCTTTCAGGCTCACCGCGTGTTCGCCGTGGCTTGGCGTCGTCCCGTTGAAATAACAACCCGATATTACCGGACCCGTGACTTTCGTAATCGAAACGCTGGCCTCGATCCTGATCGCGCACCCGGCGCCAACTCCCTCACCCTCGAAATACGATCCGCTGATATGCGGAGCGCGGGCGCCCTGAACGAAGATATTGTATTCTTCGCCCGTAGTCGTGCGCCCGTTAGACTCAAAGTCGCAATTTGTAACCGATACGGCGGTGCAATCATTGATGTACAGGCCTGCTCCCTTATTTAGATTAAAGGTGCATCCATCAATAATCGTGCTGTTCGCAGACCACCCGAGATGGATACCGCGCAGACAATATAAAATCTCGATCTCTGATATGCGATTTGTCCACCCGTGGCCATTCGAAATCATGATCCCCGCGTCTATCGCGCTCAGAATCAGCATGTCCTCGAATTTACAGTTATCGAGGTAGTCTGCCTCGATCCCATAAGTTGCATAATTATTGCAGTAGATGTTAAAACCGTGAATAACAACGTGCTTTTTTCTGGCAAGTGCCGACGTGCCTTTTACCCGGATAACCCCGCCCGTGATGGCAGACGAAACAGAAAGGGTAGCGGCATAGCCTCTAACCTCCGTGTTAGTCGGGATGTCGATATTTGAGGTGACGATGTAAGACCCAGGCGGGAAATTTAGCACGCCGCCAGTCGCCGGAAGCAGGGCAACCGCCGCATTGATGGCGGATTGCGTAAACCCATTGACCCAAACGGTCGCAGGCTGAGCCGCGTAAGTTGCCACGGTCAGCAGACTGGAAATATCCAGGGTGGCGCCCGCTGATAAATAAACTGTCTGTGAAACGTTGTCAATGGTCGAAACGCTGTATACAGCAGATCCGGTGTCAGGCACAGGCAGATCAATCGCAAAATGCCCGGTGCTAGATGTCGTTTTGCTCCATGTCGTTTTTGGGACCAAGACTCCGCCGGATAAAATCTCAGCCAGCAGCGAGAACCTGATTGCGGGCGTTGTGTATGCTGTCCCGTCAAGCTGTAAAACCGTTCCCGTTATGGGTCTAGTTGCTAATGTCATTATGCCTCCGCTCTAATCTGGTTCGTTCGCACTTCGCCGCCATCTCGACTGATGACCACTTTCAGCGCGTCTATGTGGGCATCGAAGCCCCAGCCAGTTTGTTCATTTTCTGCTCGCACAAGGTCTCCGTATCGAAAATGGATACCGTCCTTGCAGCTGTCCGTATCGACAATCGTTCCGGTCATGCCGTGTCGCACCCTGTTTTTCTGCAGGGCGCCGTTTGCCGCTGATTGTATCGCCGCGCTGGTGGTAGTATCGCGGTTGTCGACCGGGTACCATAATTCCCGCCGTGAGAATGGGCTCTCGCCGAGTGCCGCCGTATTGATGGCCGTCTCTACGACCGCAGTGCCGGCCGCTCCCTGATTTCCCGCGGAAACTACGGTGTACTCATTTTCCCAGTCCGTGTACCACTCGGCGTTCGTCAGGTTGCCGCGCCCCTCTGAAAATACAACCCGGCTTGAGCTGGCCCCGCCGTGATTGTTTCCACGCTGTCCAATGTAAGTGCGAAAATCAAGCGCGACCGATGGCGTCCACACGGTGTCAAATGCCAGATACACCCCTTGACTGAGGCTATCTGAGCAGATGTTCTGCATAACCTGCAACACCTGCTCACGCGGAAATGCGCGCGTGATAGCAGGGGCCGCGCTTGCGTCTGCCTGGATTGTAAGATAGGCCGCCAGGCTACGAGTGGTATCGGTTGCCGCGCTGCCCCTGTTTTGAGATGCGATTGCCTTTAGCATGTCGTCGGCATAATCGGTCTGTTCGGCTTTGGCGTCGCCTGAAAAGTACGCAACATTCGCGCCCGACCACAGATAATTCGCATCGACGGCCTTGACGCGGAACACTTTCTGCCGCTGCGCGCTGGTCGTGATCCCAACCCGCCTAACAAGGAAAATCGTTTCCCCGTCCAGATACGGAGCAACGGTGCCCGTCGATCTCCACGGTGCAAGCCAGCAATCCTTTTTAAATAGCGTCGTGTCCACGCTGTACGGGTCAAGGTCAAGGTACATATACCCCACCTTGCCTTCACCGCGCGCGTATTCGAGCTGCGACCACGCCATAATCGACGGGCGCGCGCGGCCAGCCGGATCATAGAACTTTAGTTCGGTGGTCATCTCACCGCCGTCTCAAGAGCTAAATGCTGATCTGCCAAGATCATGCTGATCGAGGTTGCCGCTGAAGTAGAGCCGTACATAAACGTACTCACGCTATTGGCGCCAGGTTGCAGAGGCCAATCCAGGGATGAGCCTGGTAAGATCGTGCTCCAAATGCTGCCCCGGAATGAGGACACGAAAGATAGGCGTTTTGGGTCAAGGTTGAGCGTCGCGGTCTCGCCTGCCAGGAGCGTGAGATTGAAATAGATCGCCTTGCCCGTGGTGTAGTTTTTGAGCTGGTAAAGCGTGCCTGGCCCCGTGAAGATGATCTTAGGGTAAGCAGGGGCGCTGCCGACAGGGGGAGATACAACCGTTGCAGAATAGGCGGTGCCGGAGTTTGAAAATCCAATGTACAAAGATCCCGCTTTATCAAACTCGATAGCGGTTACTACTGAACTGAAAAAGTTTACGTCAAGGGGTATCCACGCCGAACCTGTCCAGGATGCAAGAAAACTAGGGGTTGAAACTCCGCCGATAGATGAGAATGAGCCGCCAACATGCAAAACGCCGGAAGGCGAAAACTTTATCGCATTAATCGCAGCGCTTGCCCCCGTTGAAAGCCCTTCCCATTTTGTCCCGTTGTATCTGGCAATACGGTTTACTGTTACGCCGTTGATCGTCGTAAATACACCGCCGGCGTATAAGGACCCGTCAGGGCCAAACGCCAGGGAATTTACAAAATCATTGAAAACCCCAATAGATACCCATGCCGAGCCCGTCCATTTGGCGATATACGCGGTATCCGCGACCCCACCCATACCTGAAAATGAGCCGCCAGCATACAATGATCCGTCAGGACCAATTGCCAAATCTATTACCTGTCCACTTGCCGCGCCTGTCCCCAAAGATACCCAGCCTGCCGCATATTTTACAATCCTGTCACCGTTTGCGTCTCCGCAGTTGGTAAAATCCCCGCCGACATATAAAGCGCCATCACTGCCAACCGCAAGCGCATCAACGTATCCATTCAGACCGGCCGCAACGCTTGCCCATGCCGCGCCTGTCCACTTTGCGAGATAATCACCGTCGGCGCCTCCCAAGTTTGCAAAGTTCCCGCCAGCGTAAAGCGTACCATCTGGGCCGAACGTCAACGCAGAAACGTAATCACTTGCACCAGTAGAAAGAGAAGCCCACGCCGAGCCGTTCCAGCTAGAAATATAATCACCGTTGGCATCACCTAAATTTGTAAAGTTTCCTCCAACGTATAATTTTCCGTCAGAAGATAGCGCAAATGAATACACCGTTGCGTTTGTCCCTCCTGCCATCGCTTGCCAGATGCCTTCACCTGTGCGCATCAAGATATAATTCGCATTCGCAACCGCCGTCTGATATCCCAGCGCCACAGACGTATTCCCGTCCTGCCGGATCAACGGCGCAAACATGCGGAATTTCAACCCGGCCTTTTCGATGTACGCGTCTCCGTTGCCGTCACCCTCTAGCCCGCCTTCGTAGTGGGCCAGCACCTGGACGGTCTCAGCGATTGGGCTGCCGGTCTCGTCAAGCTGATCGATCTGGATTTGTAGCGGCTGTTCGCGGTCAAGCAAGAACGGATTGAGCGCGTTCATTAGCGCCGCCCGCTTGCGATCAATCACCGCGCGGTCACCGTTGATTACATCACTGCTCATGCCGATGTTGACGACAAATGGCCTCTCGTTTAGGACGGTGGTTTGATAAGACGAGCCGCCCAGGCTTGAGGGGATGGCAATATTCGAGATGCTGGCCATCCCTAATCCCAGGATGGATAAAACGCGGGCGTAAGTTGAGAGGTGCAAGAAATATCCTCCGCTGCGGGTTTTGGCACTGCGCCAGGAAGTGGAGGCGTAAGGCGTGCCGTTCCACCCGTATGAATAATCATTGAGAACGTAGCCGTACATAGAGCCGTCAAGGTAAGTGGACACAGCCCCGTCCTCGACTTGCCAGCCATCCGAATAAAACTTAGTGGTCGAGTTTACAGCGGTGCGCAGCACATAAAAGTCAAATGTCGCGCTGGCATCTGTCGTCCAGGTGAGATATTTTCGTTTCCAGTAGCCGGTTCCAATCCAGGTTGTCGAGGATTTGAGTGTCGCGCCGTTGTAGATATACAGTCCGAATGTCTGCCCTAGCACGTCCAGCGTATCGCAAGAAAAAGAATATTCTTGCCCTGTGGTGAGTGCCACGCTTGCCAAAAATCCCGCGTTCTGGTTTGCGTTTGGCGCAACTTCTACCGATGCGATTCCGCGCCGGGTATGGGTTGTTACCCGGTTTATCGCGCTGTTAGACGCCGTGTAATAACTCAATATGATCGTTGGCGTCGGATGGATAATATAATTTGTCTTCGCCGCCGGTACGATTATGCTCGCGTCAAAAGTGCGGTATGTCATTGGGTAAGCTCACTCCATTTCTTTTGCTTTTCGATTTCAGCCGCAAGGCTGGCGGCGTCGCCTGTCCACCCGTTTATGTTGATGGTGGTATTTCCGCTCAGTTGTTCAGTTCCATTCGTGGAACTCGGCCCGCTCAGTCTTCGTAATCTCTCCCTTTCGGCTTCCGCTGCTCTTCTGGCTGCTTCTTCCGCCGCGATCTGCTGCTGTAGTAGGCTCTCTGGCACCGGTACTGATCCATCTCCAGGGCCGCCCGCACCGTTTGGGTTGACTGAATTATCCGACGGCGTCCCGTTGTTTTTGTAATAGGTCGTAATCGTGATGGATTTGTCTTGCAGTTTTGCGATTGCGGCCGCCAGGGCTGACGCCTGCCCGGCATATTCTTTTGTGAGCCGCGTCCCAACAGGATAACGGGCGTTTAGGCTGTCAAGGGCGTCAATCGCCGTGATTGTGGTCGCGTTGAAAATTCCCATCTCAATGCCCAATGCCATAGCGCCTTCTTTCGACATTCCCGCCGCCAATTTACTGTAAATCAACGCCTGAGAAAGAGCCCCGTATTTTGCCGTAAGTTCGCCCACAAAACTTGACGGCACAAGGCTCGCCGCACCCAGGGAAGACGCGAATTCGTCAAACCCGGCTGCTGTTTGGCGTGCGGCTTCAGCGACTTTGCTTTCCTCGATTGCTAACTGGCTGTAATTCGGGATCGCGTTCTTTATAGCCTCGACATTGTTTTTATGCGCTTCGGCTGCCCGCGTGCCCTCGTCTGCAATGTCGTAATAGCCTTTGGCAAGCTTGAATTGCATCTCGGTTAGGTTCAGGCTCCGCGCCTCTTCTTGCTCGAGCCAATAGGTAAACGTTGGAAAGATGCCTAAAAGAACCTTGCGAGCGGTATTGTTATCGTTACGGAGCCTGATTTCCTCGCGAGCGTTTTTCAGGTAGTCCGGGTAGAGTTCGTTATCATCGATAAGTGCCTGTTTGGTTTTCTGCGCCCAGAATACATACTCTGTCGTGAATTTTATTAGATCGGTCAGAACGGGGATAACCTCATTGCCAATCATCGTCTTGACCGCCGCGAAGCTATCGCCTAAATCATCCTCTGCCTTTTCGAGTTCCCGCGCGGCCTGAACCTGTTGCTCAGTCAACACAAGGCCGCCGCTTTGCTCTTTTGCCATCTGGCGCAGCGCATCCCCGCCAGACTCAAGGATTTTCGTAAGTTCTAATCCAGCACGGCCAAATGTTTTTGTAGCGTATTCGGCACGCTCTCCAGCGTCGGCAATGGCTAGATATTTGTCGGACGCTTTTGCAAGTTCTTCTGTCGTTAGTGCTATTCCGTTTTTAGCCAGCGCCTTAGATGCCTGTTCCAGGGTGGAATATTCTACTTTCAGATCGTCCGCAACCTGGATGAGGCGCGACGTTTGGTCAGCCGATGCGCCAGAAATACGCCCAAGATCGCGCACCTGTTCGGCATAGGCAACGGTTTCTTCTACGACGGCCTTCAATTTGTCGTATACGAATTCCGCGCCTTTTGACGCCATGTCGAAGCCGGCCTTGAGATCGGCCATCCCGATACCGGAATTTTTTGAAGCGTCTGCAAGTTTTTGGGCCTGCTCTGCTAATTTTTCTTGTTCCTTTGCTAATTTTGCGTTTTCTTCAGAAAGCTTCGCCGCAGCTACCGCCGCGTCCTTTTCTGCGTCGGTCATCGATTTGAATTTAGCCTCTGCATCTTTTTGAGTGGCTAATTTTTTCTCGGACTCGATCAGTTTGACTACGGCTTTATCAAGATCTGATAAACCCTTTTGCGCATCACCAGCCTCGAACTCGGCCTCAACTCTTACTTTAGCTGCCATCATGCCTCAATTTGAAAAGCCCCCGGTCGCGCCGGGGGTTTATGTCTTACGCGGGAACGACTTCGGCCGCAGTTCCGTAAGCCGGAATAACCGCGCTACCGGCAGTCATGCACATGGTCGCCTTATAATTCCCGCCGCTCTCAACATAGTTCGAGATGATAATCCCGCTGTTGGTCGCTACCACGGCGGATAGGCCGAATTGCTGTTCGCCAGATACCCAGTCTTGTCTGACACCCAATCGGATATCAAACGATGACGCGGTATTGCTTCCGACTTTTGCCCGCAAAATGGTACTCGGGCCAGTGGTAGCGGTGTTGTCAACCGGGCCGCCAAAGTCAAGGGTGAAATCTGGTTTCCCGATGATCTTTCCTTTGACCGCGTCTACCCACGCGCTCATGTCCTGGCCGTTATATTGCAGGCCAATGTCTCCCAGGTTATTTATTTTCATCCCGACCATTGCGGCGCCGTTGGAAATATAAAGCTCAGTAAAATCTGGAATCGTTCTTCCGGTCTGTGCAGTCATATTAACCTCTCACGAAACTAAGTAAGAATGTGGCGGAAGAAGCCCCGCCGTTGAATGTCGCCTGCCAGCGGAGATACCGCCTGACAGTGGCAGTAGTCGCCAATTGGATAACCCCGGAAGTGGGAGTGCCCCCGATACTGATGGTCGCTCCCGATAGAGCCGCCCATGTCGTGCCGTTGGCGCTATCGTCCACGCTGATATCTATGGACCCGCCGCCCAACGTTGCCGGGTAAACGTGATACATCATGTACCCGCCTGCCGTGGTCGCCGCGTTATTGTCAACGTTGGTATTTGCCGTGTTGGCGGCCGTCTCAGCGCCGTAGGGATGGAGTAATTTGCCCCAAAACTTTGAGTAATTGAGGCTGGCGGTAAAGTCAGGTCCAAAGAAACCGACATTGACGCCAACCAATTCTCCGCCGGTGGTCACGTTGTAGAACTCCTGGACGGCTTGCAGGTTGAACGTATCGCAGCCCATCACGGGCGCGGCCTGGTCGCCTATTTCAACGGTAACATTTTTACGCGTCCCGGTTGCGCCAGACAAAACCGCATGAGAGCCGAGTGAGGCGGTATTATCAAATACCCCGACAAACGGCCCTAATGTTACACTCGGTTTACCCAGGATCGCGCCCGCGATCGCGTCCAGTAGGCAGGGCTGGCCTTTATGCAGCTCAAAACTCACCCCGCGTTCGCCGGTGCTGCTGAAATAAGCAGACAGGGGATACCCGTTGATGTAGACCCTTTCGAAGTCAGTTATTGTTCTGCCCATTTACACATCCTCGCTTATCGTCAAGCGCAAAGTTTGGTAGATCCAAAACGGCCCGCCGCCGGTCTTGTTGCGCAGCTCAGCGGGGTCACCGTCTGTGTTTATCAGGGTTATCTTGTGCGTGGTGGTCACGTATTTTGTAGCGTCCAGCAGAGTGATAACCGTGTCGCGCAGCGTGCCAAAATCGTTGTAGCTGGTGTGGTCTTTGTACCGCAAGAACAGATCAAGCAGACACTCATATTCGTGTTGCCGCTCCATGCTCACGGTGTCAAATGCGGGCACGCCACCAGGAAACAAGATCGCGCACTTTTCAACGCCCAGATCGTGTACCCTCTGGTCACCCTCAGTGACTGTTCCGGCGGGAAAGTCGGCTGTCAGTGTAAGCAGCAACGTTTTTAGTGCCGCCTGTGCTGGCATGTATCCGCTCATAGTCCCACTCTCCGTGCGACCATCACAATTTCGTCTTCTATTTCTTCTGACAGGGCCTTCAATTCATCTTCTGAAACATCGCGCAACGTTTCCCATCGGCCTTTGTGCATCCATGCTTGCCCTGTGCCGTAAGCATCGCCAACAACGTAGCCGGCATATTCGCGCCCGCGAAACGCGGCCCTGTTTTCGATCATGTAGCCCGCGTCAATCCCTTTTATTTCCCAGTGGCTAAACAAACGTCCAGTTCTGACGTAGGTTTGCCCAGGCCGTTCGGCTGGATAAGCCTGCTCACGGCGCACGATGCGGTTCATAATCGTTCGAATTCTGCGCTTGCCGATGCGCGGCAATTCGGCGCTGAAATCCTCAAGGCCTTGCCGCACCAGATCGCCCCGGACGGTTACAGATAGGCGGGTCATCTGTTGACACTCCATTTCCCGAAGGTATCGCGGCCAAACAAAGGATCAATCTGGTTTCCGTCGTCGTCTCCGTCGCGGAAGGCGATCCTCCCGGCATTGGAAATAACCTGCCCCGCACCGAGTGCCAAGATACCGGATGACATTACATCTATCCACCCAAAAATATCTTTAGAGATGACTTTGAGCGGGCTAACCCCGTTATCAATCATGCGGTCGCTGTAAAAGCGGCCGCTTGAATTAGCCGCGCCCGCCAGATCTGTGACCATCGCATTGACAAAACTGTTTAGCGCTGGGGTAATCGATGCGCTCGTGACAGGCGCCGTAAAGCCGGATGTTGATAGCGCGATATCAATCATGCTTGACACCTGTTCTAACCACTCGTTGACAGTCGCTAACGTGGGGTTAGAGGTATTGTCAAACACTCCGCTGTTTGTCCAGCGTTTGCAGAGTGCGGCTACTCCATTGGCTGATCCATACATGGGCTACTCCAAAACATACAGCCAAACGTCAACATTATCAGCGGCGTTTGCTTGTGCGATAATAACCTGGACAAAATCAGCGATAGGGATAAGCGCGTCATTTGTCGATAGCGCAGACCCATCAGATGCCTTGTAAGTGTCCAGGCGCGGAAAGTACATAGCATCGGTCGCGCTGTCTGCTTTTACCAATAGCGTGATCGACGGCGGGTTAGTTCCATTTGTTTTTACAGTAACGTCGGTTGTTCCGGCAGGCGGGCTGTCGTTATAGACAACCTGGATGGCGTACAGCAGGCCATCTACAGGAATAGAAGATGTCCCGGTTGCCGTTGCAACGCCATTACCGCCAACCGCCGCGCCCGAGTTTATCGGTCCAATTACCATTTGAGCCTCTTTTTGAGATGGGCGGGAGCGTAACCGCGTCCCGCCCGATACCAATAAACTAAGCACCCTGAGTGATTCCAACCGAAGAAACCAGATTCCAAACGGTCGAGCTCACGGCAAAAACGAGGAACCCGTTTCCTACAGCGGTAGCGAACGTTAGAGTAGTTCCGCCAGATAAACCGGCCACGGTGACAACGTGAGCATAAGCGCCGGTTGAGTAGACATAGAGCATCTTCCCAACGTTCGCCGAACCAGGAGCCGCCAGGGTGTAATCATTCCCGGCGCTGCCTTTTGTCAGGCTGGCAAGATACAGAGTTGGGCTGATTGCTTTGGTTGCGGCATCAGCGCCAGTATAAGCGGTGACGGTCGGGAGGACTACGCCCCCCGTATGCACACCAGCGGTATTACCAGTCACTGCGCCAGTTACGGCGCCAGTTAAGGTTGTGGCAGTGACGGTGTCAAAATTGGTGGTTGACATAAGACGATCCTTTCGGGAGGGTTTCGGTCCCCTCCCGGTATCAGGTAACTGCTAGGCAGTCGCGCCCATAATGGCCAAACGCCAATCCCCAAAGAATTGGGTGTAGCGCCCGTAGAATTTGAAGTAGTACATGCCACCATCCGGCCCCATCGGATCAAACCATGAGTCCTGCAATCCGGGGGTTTCGCGCATGGCCACATAGATCGGCTTTGCAGTCTCTCCGGTCGCGGCGATCAACCACGTGCCCGAAGGCAGATAAGGGGAGACGATCAGCTTGAAAGCGCCGCTATACGGATTGATCGCGCGGTTTCCAGTAGCGTAATCTTCGGTGTTGCCGACGATGTTTGCCCCAATGCGTTCAAGGGCAGGGGGGACAACCAGAGTGTTGTACTGGTGATCGACGATCTCGCCCTGGTCATCGACGAACGCGCGCGCGGTGTTAAGAACGGTCTGGAAGTTATCCAGGCTCAGCGTCAGCGCGTTGGTGTTGCTCTGATTGGTGGTGTAGCTTGCTCCCTTGTCAACGTGTGCGGCGTCGAAAAATTCATTGCCGTCATAGGCCAGGCCATAAGTGGACGCATCTCCCACGCCGAGAGCAGTGAAAACCAACTTGTTAATGTGGCGCTGAAAGTTCTCGCCAGCCCCGCGCACTTTGGTTTCGAGAGTCCCGGTCTGGTCATCCTGGGCGGCGTTGTAACTCAGCCCCACGGTGATATCCCAGTTCTGCGGCTTGACGGTCATTGACCGTTCGATGAACTTTTGGATAGGGCCGCGGTCTTTGTCTTCCAGCGGCATGGGCGCTGCGCCCAAATCCACAAGATCGACCGATTTACGATCCATCGTCAGAGTCCCGGCGACTTGCTGCCAGGGCATAACGATAGTTTTGACGGCGGCCAGGAAACCAGTCCGGGCGCCAACGATGAGATGGGAAGGAACGTTACCTGAAATAGTCATGTGATAATCTCCTTATGCCCCGGTGCAAACCTGGGTAACTAACTTGACGTAGGCGTAACCGTCTTCAATGAATTGCAGAATGCCGATGTAGGGCACGTCTGCAACGCTGGCGACCAGCACGAGCTGATTGCCTTCGCTCAGATAGACACCCAAACCGGCCGAGGCATTGGTGAGGCTGGTGTTATTTTTGAAACCCAGAAAAGTGGGCTCGGTGTAGGCTTCGACGCCAGCGGCGGCGGCGGTTTCAGCTACCGAAATAGCCAGGGTCCCGCCTTCCATCGCGATGCCCATAAAAACATCGGTCGATGCTACAACGGGGTGAGTGATGTCATGAACAGGGGAAACGTTCACGGAGTCAACGTCCTGATTGATAATCAGAGCCTCGCCACTGTACCAGGTCTGCGCGGCGCTGGTATCCAGGATAAATTTGTGCGTGGTCGGGAGGCCGTAGGTCCGAAGAGGTTGATTTGCGGTAATCGCGGTCATTATTTTTTCTCCTTGCCGAGGAACTCGGTCAGGTTATAGTCGGCCTGTACGCCCAATTCGGCGGCATTGGCCTTGAAAAACTCATCAATTTTCAGGCCTTCTTCAATCCACTTGCTCAGTGGTTCGGCCATTTCCGGGGGAAGAATTGCCGTCCCCGTTTGAACGCGGGAAGAACCGCGCTCCTTGAAGTCAACGAGCCCAGACTCTGAAATCCGGCTGAAGATGCTCTCCGCTTTGGCTTGCATTTCCGGGGAGAGCGAGGTAAGGAATTCCACCAGCTCATCGCTTTGGATCGGCAACCCGCGAGGGTTAGCATCAGTCCCGCCAGTCAACCGCGAGGATAATTCCGCGATGTGTGAGACGCGGGCAGCCTCTGCAACTTTTAGCGCGGTAAGTTCTACGGCGCGCTGGTTGACAATGGCTTGCATCTCGACGGGAAGAGTGCCGGAGGTGAGTTCGGTTCGGGCCTGAGCCAAGAAAGTTTCTTTCTGTTCGGCGGTCAGGTTTGCGAAATCCATATCAACTACCTCCAATTCTGAAATTACCGGCGTTTCTGCCGGTTTATTTACACCGGGAATAATCCCGGAAATTGCTTTGGTGATAATCATCTCAAACCGTTGGAGCATTCCCATTTCTGGGAGGGTTTCCAGTTGGCTTGACAGTTCGACTGGGCGAAGCAATAACTGGTGATCTGCCGTTCGTGTCGCAGGCCAATTGGTGAGCGAGCCGCCCATGATGACTTTTGCGATCAGATCGATGGTCGGCGAGAAATAGCGCATCTGATCGGAGCCTACAAGCTCGCGTCCCAGCGCGGTCCAGCGCGGCGTGATCTGCACAACCCCGCCCAACTGCTGAACGTCGGTAATCCATCCGGCCGCCTCGCCGTGATCATGATTCATCGCGTCGATGGGAAAGCCGATAACATCGCCGTTAGCGTCGCGGGTCGATTGCAAGGCCATGCGGGTTTTAAGGACAAACTCGGGCAGCTCTTCGGGCTTGATCTCAAATTCGTAGCCCCACATATCCGTGAATTTGCCCGACGCCATGCCGTCAATGGCTTTGGCGTCCATAAGCTGCTGTAAGTTGACGAAGAGAAAATCTTTTTTCATATGCTCCCCTTGCGGGAAAATAAAAAAGGCCGAACCGCTCTCTTTCGAGAACAGTTCGGCCAGTTGTTGAACGAGGTCGAGTGCTATTTAATTGTTGGGGCCCGGTGATTTCACCCGGAGGCCGTCAATTGCTAAGATTGACCAGGCTGTTCGTCTATACGACCATATTCATTATACGCCACTTGCATAATTATGCAATCGTCACTCTCATTCTACCTCTCTGGTTTTCCACGGGTGACGAATTCCGAACCTGATATCGAATGGACCAAACGAATTGACAAACCTTTCTAGATCCGGCTCGATTTCGCAAGGGATATTCGGATCGCATCCATGAATTACGATCAGCCCAGAACGCGAGGGCGGGCCCAGATTACAGTATTTCGCGATCAGTCTTTCGTTGTGTTCTTCGGAAAGCGAAACCTCAACCGGTCCACATGTCTTTAATTCTTTCCCGTTGATTGTCAATTTCGCATTGGATTGTTTTATCATTTCAATCAACCTCTAGCGTTGGAGGGTCAAGAAATATGCGGTGAAAAATAGCCGCCCTGATAGTACGCGGTAGCAGGTTGAATAGCCAGCGCTGGCGAAATATCCAGAGAAGTGGGGCGTTCATTTTTGGTAGCGATGCGCAACCCATTATCGGCTTCCAGTCTGCGGGGGCGATTGTGATTTTAAATCTCCTCGGAGTAGGGGAGATATCTTGCAAAAACCATTCAGTTTCATCCATGTTTATAGCCCTCCATGTAGTAATCTGACCGCACCGATTGATAAGCGCCGCCGTTGGTCTCAGGCATGATTGTGCCTTTCTTTGTAATATTCCCAAAAAATGCATATAACCGGCTGCCTTTTTCTAATCAGTGATATTAGGGGGTCAATGACAAACGTATATAACAAAACGCCCTCGACAATACCGATCAGGAAATTCATAAGCTCATTCATTATTTTCCCAGCTCCATAACTCTGATTGGCTCCTCTCTCGTTATCTCCGCTTGCCACGGTAGCGCCTTTAGATCGCATTTTGTCAATCGAATGACGTAGTCACCAGGCGGCAGGCGGTCAATCTCACGTGCCAGGCTTACGACACGCGGAGATAAATCCGAGATAGGACGAGGGGTATCGGTCATTCGCCCTTGAGATTTACAATTATATGGTCGGGCGGTCCGATTTGCGCGCCTTTTGGGAGGAGACAATTTAACGCACGCTCTAATCCCTCGATACGCCGTTTCAGTTCTGCGCTTTCCTTTTCCAGTGCGTCGATACGCCGTTCGTTATCCGCATTAGTGTTTGCCATTGTTCCTCCTAAACCGTGTAGACGTTGCCTTTGACGTCATAAAGATGATGCTCGCAGTGATACACGCCACAGGTATAATTCTCGTTACCGCGCGTCAATAACAATCCGTGCCCAATCCACCATGACGCGCGGTGCCGTTGACCTTTTAGCTTCTTACATTCCGCGCAACTCTCTACGCCATCAGGGCCGCCGAATGTGAGCATAATATTTTTCTTCGCCATGATCTTTCCGGTCGAGTAAATCCCGTCAAGCGTTCGCGCATATCCCTCGCTCCGCAATTCACTTACGCCTTCGAAAATACTATTGTCCTCTTCTTTGGCTTGCTTTTTAAGATCCTTGAGATATTCAAAAAGATCGTCAACGAATGTAAGTTCTCGATCAACCCGTGCATTTATCCAGTCCAGATCCTCATCTTGTGCAGGCGCTTCTCCGCCGCCGTCCATTAGTCCCTGTTCGAAAGCCGGGTAGAACGCCTCAAGGATAGCCCGTTTGAACGAGTTACGGAAGCGGGTGATCTTGACGTTATCCGAGTACAGGTATTCGTCAATGTGACCTTTTACCTCCATTTTGTAACCTGATCGAATTGGGTAGTAATCTCCCACCGACAACTGAGCGATTGCTGCCAGCTCTGCCAGGTGCTCGACTGCCGGGAGGATATCAGTCATTTTGCATCAGCTCAGGGTGCTGCAAAAACAGTCTTACAAAATGAGCCTTTGCCGCGGCTTGTGCCTCTGCCGGGGTGGGTATTGTGTCATCCATCGGCATATTATCAGCGGCAGGCTGGTTGTCTTGTGGCTGCGCATCGGGCGCGGCGGGTTCGGGCGTTTCTGTTTCCGGGAGGTTCTCCGGGAGAAAGTCAGTCAACTTGCGAACGGCTTTGTCATCATCATCTCCCCAGCGGCTTAGCGTTGCCTTCAGCGGACCCAGGATTTGCCCGAGTTCAGCCAGCGATACTTTCTTCCCCAGGCTGCTGATCGTGATCTGTGGACGCGCGCTAATCCCTGAAAACATTGACGGGTTCCACGCCATCAACTTTGGTACTAACGTTTTATCGATCTGATGCGAAAACCCTTCCATCATGCCGTTGAAAGCGGTCATAAACATAGAGGAGCTGTCAGTCATCGCGGCCTGGGAGCCGGTCCCGGTTGTCGCCGATAGCGTCATCCACTGCGACATAAACAGCTGTAGCTTTACGATACCGTAATACTGGATGGCAGCCAGCATCGCGGGCGCGGCGCTGTAGTTGATGTCTTTCAGTTCGCCGGTGAAGCCCGCAGGCCACACGGCATAATTACCCTCTTGGGCAGTGGTGACAGCCTTTGCCGCTGCGCGTACATCGATCTTATCGGTAGGTGTTAGCTCCCTTTCTGCTTTGATGTCAAGGTATCCGGCGCTGTGCTCGAAGCCGATACCTTGAACAATCTCAAGCCCGTACTTGATTCGCTCCATACGCCAAACCGCCTCAAGCGGGGTCAGCCCCTCTGGGTTATGGCTGTCACCAAATGTCAGATGTAGGCAGTCAACCAACGGAAGAGTTAGCATCGGCATTGGATAGACATACTGGACCATCCCGGTTGGCTTGCCATTGTCAGAAAACTCCCACTTATAAAAGCTGCTGCTGTCACGCCAACCCAGGCGACGAATGCAAATCTTGCCATCGTCAAAGCTGCTGCGCCAATCGTCGTCATCTGGCGCCGCCCATTTTTGGGAGCGCATACCGGGAACGATCTCCCAAAGACCCCAGCCAAAAAACGGAACGTTATTTATCAGCGTGTCAAGAAACGTTGTCGTCCCGCCGTCCATGTCGTCAAGGCATTGCTCAATAAATTCGGATGCGCGTTTATCGGCGTCGTTCGGGCTATCGGGCTCTTGCACCTCGAAAGACAACCCACGCGCCAGGGCTGAGAATACGAAGCGGACCATCGATACTTCGGGGTCACTGCGCCGCATCCGGGAATACAACGGCTGCACAGATGGCCAGCGAAGATCGTGCGAATACGCCTCTTCGACAAAACCCATAACCTGCCGCAAGCCGGTTGATCCAATCTCTCTAAAATCCATTGTCTACTCCTATCGCCAGGGACTGGCGTAATCCTCGACTGTGCCTAGATCTTTTACGTCGTCAAATGTAGCACTATTCCCGGTTAATTCAGTCATCATCCATACCTTAGCATCCAGGCGGTTAGGGGAGTTGTCTCCCTGTATCCACAAGCATAATTCGTCTTCGAGCGCCAAGAACGTGCCCACGTGGTGATCATGTCCTTTTTCAGCAATGGCGCTGATTGGCTCGGCTCTCGTCGCCTTGCCCCTGGATGCGTGGACAAGCTTGACGGGTACTCGCGGGTCAACCTGCGCAATAGTCGTACTCACCATCTCGCCGCCGTTGTTAGCCTCGGCTACGATGTGATCGGCTTTATATTTGTGATAGGCGGTCACGGCAGCTTTGGCCCAAGTCAATGGGCTGCCCTGGATACTGTCATCCGAGAGCGTGTAATAATCGTCACCCCTGCGGCCGCCAGTGATAATTCCAGCTTCATCGCCGCCGCTGGTCGCGGATGGATCAACGCCGACAATAACGCGATCAAGGACGGGCGCAAACAACACCCTAGATTTATCGATCTGATCGCGTTTCCACAGGGCCCCCGGTGCCTCGTCCACGTCCTCAGCTAAAATCTCCATGCGATAAGCCAGGCTTGTCATATCGTTGGTAATCTCGTCCAGAGCCTCGCGGGAAAGGTGCGGGTTATCCATCGATGTGAAGTTGAACGTTTCCCATCGACGAGGATCAGCCAGCGCCCGCTTGAATAGTTTTGCGGCGTGCTGTGGGTCGGTAGCCTTGCTTGCACTGCGCGAATGGATGGAGGGAGGGGTGTAAATAAATGTCGCATTGCCGTTGTTGTCCAGGAGCATAGGAGCTCCGACAACGCCCCAGGCTTCTTCGTTCATGAGCTGCCATTCGTCGAAAATAAGTTCGTCGCCATAATCGCCGCGCAAAGTATCGGCGTTCCAGGCAGTCTTTGCCCTGATGCGCTGCTCTGTGCCTGGCAGTTCAATCGTGTGTTCCGTCTCATTTTTCTTGAACACACCGGCTTTGATTGGCTCATAAAGCGCCCGCGTTATGGTCGTCCAGAAGCGATCAACCTGCTCAGATGTTGGGACGGCATACAGCACGCGGCGACCGGATAGAAACTTTTCGACCGCGAATATCCCCATGCCAACTGTTTTACCGCCGCGCCTTCCAGCCCGAATAATTTTACGTTTTGCGGGTGAATCAATAAATTCCCGCTGTTTGGCGTGAGGCTCAGGTAAATGAATTTCATACTCAGGCATTGGGCGCGTCCTTGCGGTCGTAGATGACTTTTAGGATAACCGGCCCGCCGTCCTGGTCACCCTGGATGACATCAGGCACCTTTCCGTAGGCATAATTAATAAACGCCTGCACCAATCGCGGGTCTTTGCTGGTCGCCCACTGCCTCATAATCATTTCGGTAACCGTGGCAACGTGTCCATCAATGATGATCTGTTCTCCAGGTTGCCCGTTCGCGCCAGGCTTCCGCGCTTCCTCGTGCGCGATCTGCTGCGCGAGTTCTCGAAGCGCGTTAAAACCCGTTGGTCGCCCACGTCTGTTTATTCTTGGGTCACCTTTCTTAAAAGGTTTCAAATTCTCTGCGTTTGCCATCTCACTGATACCTCTCTGTTACCTTGCGCCTTTTTTCTTATTGCACTCCCAACACATCGGCTGAAGATTTGAAAGGTCGTTGGTTCCACCTCGCGCAATTGGAATAATATGATCTATAGTGTCAGCAGGCTTACCGCATGTAACGCATTTTTGGCCCTTGAATTGCTTTAGTTTTCCGTTGCAACGCAACGAACTATATTCGGCCCGCCGCGCTTCTTTATCCCTGATTATCAATTCATTCAAAAACCACTGGGCGCATTCAGCATCGCCATTCACAGCCCGCGCCGATCCTTCCCGCAATATGATCTCATAAAGAGATAACGGAATAACGGCATGGGTTGATGTGACCATCTGCCGATTTTCCCGTATGTCAATCTTGTTCTTTTTAGTCATTAACGCTTTCCTGTATAACAGATTTCATCAATTCAGGCGTGCCGCCGGTCATGTCGACCCAGCGTTGGATTGTGACGGCGCAATAACCGGGCGCAATTTCAACCGCGCGGCATTTGCGGCCCAATTGTTCAGATGCCAGCAGCGTCGTTCCTGATCCACTAAAAGGTTCGTAAACAATCTCGCCGCTCTTGGACGAGTTCTGAATTGCACGAACCACCAATTCAACAGGCTTCATGGTTGGGTGCTCGGGTGATTTTGTCGGCCTGTCGATATTCCAAACGGTAGTTTGAGTTCTTCCGCCATACCAACGATGGCCCGCGCTTGGCAACCAGCCAAAGAATATTGGTTCTGCCTGCCAATGGTAGCAAACGCCCATCGGCGAAAATGTAGAATTATTTTTCACCCACTGGATTGTTTGCCGCCAAATGCCGCGATCTTTGAGAACCTGCCCAAAGATAACATGTAGCGGCCCCGGCGGGGCCGCTACATACCACGCGGCCCCGGCGGTGCATACCGCAATCGCGTTATCAAATGACTTGCGCAGCATATCAATCAGGCCGGTTTCGTCCAGCGTGTCGTTCTCTAAGTTCTCCTCAATTCGATTGCTCCGAGCAATCGAATTGAGGAGTTTATTTTTATCGCCCACAGCTACACCGTAAGGCGGGTCTGTCCATACCATCTCGGCTTTATCAAATTGCATCACCCGATCAACCACCGCCCGATCTGTGCAATCGCCGCAAATCAATCGATGCTCGCCAAGCTTCCACAACTGGCCCAATTCCACGCCCCATTTGACGCGCAATTCCTCGGCCTTGTCGACCTGTGCGCCGGGGTCTTCTCCTTCGGGCTGGTCCATATCAAACCCGCCTAACTGCAATTCCTTCTCGCTGAACCCCCACTCCAACAAATCCCCCACCTCCCACTGGTTAGCCAGGATATCAAAATCCCATGCGCCGGTGGCCTTGTTCATCCTGATATTCAATTCCTCGACTTCGCGCCCGTCAAGCTCCCTGGATGGATACCAACATTCAACCGCCTTGACACCCTCGGCCCGCAGCACATGCAGCCGCTGATGGCCGCCAATAACCGTATGCGCCTGGTCCGCGTTGATAATCGGCTTGTCGATCATTCCGAATTTATCCAGGGATGTTTTGAGCTGCGCGAATTGATCCTTGCTCAGGCTGCGCGGATTTTTGGCGTAGTCAGTCAAGGACGCAATGTCAAACGTGCGCAGCGTCCAGGTTATATCGGTCATTCGGCATGCCTCCGCTCATACCCTGGTTGGCCAGGCATAGGCCTTGTATTTTCGTCTACCCGATTGATCGTGTGCATGATTGCCTTTGCTTGATCGTCATGCTCCTCTAACTTGTCGGATATCCCAGCCATAGAATCGACCAGCTTGAGTAGGGTAGACTGCCGCTCTCGATCATAGGCGTTGTACTGCGCATATTGCGCCGTAATCATTTCGCGCCATTGCTGATCTCTCGCATCCTGGGCCGCCTCGCGTTTTTCATTCTGGGTTTCCCGCCAGGCCAAATCCTTGTCGCGCTCTTTTTTGTACTCGCTCCATATCCACTTTGTGATAACAAAAATCCCGGTGAACGCCAGGGCGAAACACGCGACGATGACAGCGACCAAAGGAAATTGCACCCACACATCGCCGGTGGGCAGCGGCACCTGAAAATAAATCGCGGCAGATACCGGGATGGGGACCATCATTGCGGAGTTTGCTTTTCGGCCCCGGCGTCAACTGCCGCGATGATCTTAGCCGTCTGTTTGGTCTGCGCGGCGTTGGCAGTCGCCAGGCTCTTATCATCTGTGCCTGCAATGGTCTGACCTGCTTTATACGCGCCAGAGGCAACCACCCCAGCCAGGAGACCGAACAACACGGCGTAAAACCACCCCGCAAAGTCGACCATAGGCGCGGATGCGTACCGATAGCAGACGCCCAGAACCAGACCGAACACGAATGAGGATATTGTAAGGGCCTGATCTTTGATGCCCAATTGCTTGAGCCATGCGACCAGAGCGAAAATAACCACAGATAAAACAGGCAGTTCGAGCAGCATTTTTTCGATCATACTTCACCTCTCTTAGTGTACATCATACACTAATTGAGGGATAAATCAACAGGTAAGATGCTCGCAGTTAGAATTTAGAACGGAAATAGAACATTTGTCTATTGCATATCATCATAGATTGTGCTACTATATATACAGATCAGACAAACAGGAGATAGGAAATGAAACAATCAATCAGCAGCAATTGGACCACCGGATCTGGCAACAAAATTGAATTTACTGCCAATGTAGAGACATTCGATTTTGACTGGACGGTTACTTATAGCCTGGCTATAAATGGCGTTGAAGCCCAGGTCTACATGGTCCAGGAGCACAAAGGTCAGCCAGTACTGAGCATTGCGATCAACAACAAACCCGCGGCTATCATCATCACCGAATCACTTAAAAATAGCATTGAAGACATGATTATTACCGCCAAGAACGAACTCAAGCCACGGATCGCGGAATACAACGAAATCGAAGAAGCCCGCATCAAGGCAGATCGTGGTTACTAAATCAAACAAGGATAAACGAAATGACCCGCCCTTATGGCTCCAAGAATGTTAGAC